ACACCAAAAATAGTAGTATGTGGTAAATAACAATAACAGTTATCATACTGAGAGGAACCCAAACTATGGCTTTAATTTCACCAGGAGTGCAAGTTACCGTCACTGATGAGAGTAACTATGTTCCAGCAGAACCAGGTACAATTCCATTAATTGTTCTTGCTACTGCTCAGGACAAAGCGAACGCTTCAGGAACAGGTACAGCAACCTACACAACCAAAGCAAATGCAGGCAAAGTTGCGCTTATTGGAAGCCAACGTGACCTAATTTCCCAATACGGTAATCCAACATTTTATTCCAGCAGCACAGGATCACAACTTGCTGGGTATGAACTTAACGAATATGGCCTACTTGCAGCTTACAGTGTTCTAGGTATTTCTAATCGTGTTTATGCTATTAGAGCAGACGTTGATCTATCACAACTGGAACCAAGTGCAGTTCGCCCAACAGGCGATGTTGCAAACGGTACTGTTTGGTTGGACACTGCTAATACAAGTTGGGGTATCCTGGAATGGGATGCATCTACACAAACTTTCAATAGCATTGTTCCAACAGTAATTACTGACAGTGATAATATCAGTGCTGGTTACCCAGTGCAAAGTTTTGGATCATACGGTGATTATGCGGTGGACGCAACTAGCGTTTACAATACAATTTATTATAAGAATAGATCTAACGCATGGAAGAAGGTTGGCGAAGATGATTGGAAGTCAAGTCGTCCAACAGTTGCTGGATCAGTATCAAATCCAGATATCGATGCAGGTGGTCAGCAAATTACAATTAATACCATAACTATTACGACTGCTGCAACTGATGACTTAACAGATCTCGTTGGTGATATTAACAGTGCAAATATTACAGGTGTTACAGCAGCAGTAGTAAATGACAAGCTTGAAATTTATGCTGATTCATCTGCAACTTCAGATGGCAGTACTACTGACGGTGGTATTTACATTACAGGTGGCGACAGTATTATCCTAGATACACTTGGTATCACATCAAGTGTTACATATGGCGTCTACTATTCTCCAGCTTATCAAGCCAGCGCACACACCAGTGTCCCAACTTGGAAGTCTGTTGATGCAGACCCCCGCCCAACAGGCAGTGTCTGGTTTAAGACTACAAATTTCAACTTTGGTGCAGACTATGTTGTAAAGACTTACAGCACAAGCGCATCGTCCTGGGTACGTACTCCTTCTCCTCTATATGCAAGTGATGCAGCAGCTAACTATGCATTGGATGCAGTAAATGGTGGTTTAGGTATTGCTAAAGACTCCTTGTATGTACAAGTTATGGAAGATTACACTGATAAGAATCCAGAATTTCGTTTAGCAAAGCGTGCTGTTAAGGGACCAACTGTTGTAACAGGTCAGAACGTACCATCTAACTTTACTAATGGTAACACCTTTACATTGAAGGCAAGTCGTCCAGGTAACAACACCTATTCAACAGAAGCAACTATTACGCTAACTACTGGCGGTGGACTGACTCCACTTGCTTTTGTTACAGCCGTTGCAGCAGCTAACATTCCCTATGTCAGTGCAAGCCTAGATTCAACAGGTCGCATTGTCCTAACACACACAAAGGGCGGTGTAATCATTGGTAGAAATACTTCTGGTACTCCTCTGGCTAACGCATTCGGAACAACCAACTACCTAAGAACAGAAACTGATTCATCAACAGGCAATACAATCTATGTTTTCAGTAATTGGGTACCATTTGATGGTGTAACAAATCTTTACACTGCAAGTGATTCTGCTCCACGCACCAATCCAGAGACTGGAACAAATTGGTATTACAGCGAAACAGAAGCTGATATTATGATACACAACGGAACCACATGGAGAGGATACCAAACACTCGCTTCTGATACAAGAGGATTTGATCTAACTGCAACCAATGCTTCTGGTCCAATCTTCTCCTCTGTTGCTCCTGTAACACAAAATAACATTGCAATGTCTGCACTAGAAGTTGGTGATCTTTGGATTAATACCAGTGATCTAGATAATTTTCCGGTAATTTATCGTTACGAACCAACTACTAACGGTAATTCTTGGGTACTACTAGATAATACAGATCAAACAACAGAAAACGGTATCCTATTCGCTGACGCACGTTGGGGTGTGGGCACAGAAGATGTAGTTTCGGACACTGTTCCAACTATTGAAACACTGGCAGCTAGTAATTATTTGGATCCAGATGCTCCAGATCCAGACTTGTATCCAAGAGGTATGTTACTGTTTAATCTACGTCGCAGTGGGTTAAATGTAAAGCAATTCGTAAGTGATTACTTTAACGACATTGATTATCCTGCTGTGGATTATCCAAATAAGCCAACAGATACCAATGCTTGGGTCTCACTAAACCCAACTAAGTCTAATGGTTCACCCTACATGGGTCGTAAGGCTGTACGTCAAGTTGTTGTAGAGGCAATGAAGGCAGCAGTTGATGCCAGTGTAGAGTTGAGAGAAGAACAAAGACTATTCAATGTTCTAGCTGTTCCAGGATATCCTGAATTGCTACAAAACTTGGTTGCTCTAAACAATGACAGAAAGAATACAGGCTTTATTCTCGGTGACACTCCACTAAGACTAAGTCCAGATCTAACTGCCATTCAAAATTGGGCAAACAATGTTAATAGTGCAACTGAAACAGGTGACGATGGCTTGACAGTGAGAGATGAATACCTAGGTATTTTCTATCCACATGGTTTCTCCAACGATCTAGACGGAAACAGTGTGGTTGTTCCTGCAACACACATGATGCTCCGCACATTGATCAGCAGCGATAATAAGAGTTTCCCTTGGTTTGCACCAGCAGGTACACGTCGTGGTACTGTTGACAATTCAAGTGCTCTAGGATACGTAAACGCAGCAACAGGTGAGTTTACAACTATTGGTGTCAGAGAAGCTCTAAGAGATACTCTCTATGAAGCAAGTATTAACCCAATTACATTCCTAACAGGTACAGGCATTGTTAACTACGGTAACAAGACTTCAATTACTGATGCAAGAGCAATGGATAGAATTAACGTCGCACGTCTAGTGGCATACATTAGAGGACAACTTGATCTACTGGCTCGCCCATTCCTCTTTGAACCAAATGACAAGATCACAAGAGATGAGTTAAAAAATGTTGTTAGCTCATTGATGAATGAACTAGTTGTAAAAAGAGGTCTATACGATTATGCTGTGGTTTGCGATGATACAAATAATACCCCAGCAAGAATTGATAGAAATGAACTTTATGTGGACGTAGCTATTAAGCCAGTTAAGGCTGTAGAATTTATTTACATTCCAGTTCGTATTAAGAATACTGGTGCTAGTTTAACACCAAACGTCTAATATAACTCAAAGATAGGGATAGGAAACTATCCCTATCTTTTTGAGTGAAATGGTCCAGAAAATGGCACCAGAAATAGATAAATATTTTGAAGGTTAGGAGTAACATTTAATGGCTATTTCATCATTAACAAAGTTCACAGTACCATTAGCTAGTGACCAAAGTGCAAGTTCACAAGGTATGCTAATGCCAAAGCTAAAGTTTCGTTTCAGAGTTATCTTTGAAAACTTTGGCGTAAGTTCACCAAAGACAGAACTAACAAAGCAGATTATAGATTTCAAGAGACCAAACGTAACTTTTGAAGAAGTTCCAATTGATGTGTACAACAGTAAGATTTACCTTGCTGGTAAGCATTCATGGGAAGGTGTCACTGCTAATCTACGTGACGACGCTCAAGGCAATGTTGCTAAACTAGTAGGCGAACAACTACAAAAGCAATTTGATTTCGTTGAACAATCCAGTGCCAGCAGCGGCATTGATTACAAGTTCAATACAAGAGTAGAACTACTAGATGGTGGCAACGGTGCAAACACTCCGACTATTCTAGAAACATGGGAACTATATGGTTGCTTCTTAACAGGCGCAGACTACGGTGATCTTAATTATTCATCAAACGAGCCTGTGCAGATTGCATTGAATATCAGATATGACAATGCTCTACAAACACCAATTGGTTCTGGTCTTGGTAGTACTGTTGCTCGTACACTTGGTTCAGTTGCAACCGGCTAATAATATTAATGACTACTTTTAACCAATTCTTACGTCAACTAGGCACGGGAGACAATGTACGCGATTATGCTCACGCATCGCGTACATTTGTCGACGGGGGAACTTATAGGTTAGCACCCAAACAAAAGTTTCTATTTTACGTGGTCTTTAATATTAATCCTATTAGAACAAGCCTAAGTAACTTAGAAAAACGTGAGATTAGTGCATTGGTTAAGAATGTCACACTGCCTAATTTTTCTATAGATACCAGTGACCTAAATCAATATAACAGGCATAAACATATTCAAACTAAAATTAATTATCAACCTGTAAATATTAAGTTTCACGATGATTCCAACAATACAATCAATAAGCTTTGGATAGATTACTACAGTTACTATTATGCAGACACAATGTATCCTGAAACGGAATATTACTACGGACCAGAGGTACAATCAAGTGAAAGAGCTCATATAAGTTGGGGTCTAGATAATGGCTCGATCGATCCTTTCTTTAACAATATTAAGATATACAGTCTACATCAAAAGAAATTTACTGAGTACACTCTAATTAATCCCATCATACGATCTTTTAACCATGATAGTCATGACTATAGTGAGGGTGCAGGTATACTAGAAAATAGTATGGATGTAGAGTACGAAGCAGTAAAGTATGCTACCGGATCTGTTAGAGCAATTAAAGGATTCGGTGAGTTACATTATGATACAACGCCAAGTCCACTAAGCCCTGAAGGTGGTGGTACAGAAAGCTTCTTTGGTCCAGGTGGGTTGCTGGACAGCGGCTCAAGTGTAATAAGTGATCTAGCCAGTGGTAACTTAATCGGTGCTGTATTGTCAGGCGCCAGTCTTTATAACAATGCAAGTAACATGAATATGAAGGGTGCAGTTAAAGAGGAACTTGGATCCATCGGTAATCAACTGCTAAGAGGACAAAACCCTACTACTAAATTTGCGTTTCCAGTAGCGGCTGCTGTAAATAACTTGGTCACACCTAACAATAATTCAGCTTACTACGAACCAAGTGCATCTGTAAACTCTGGATTGGCTACAAGTAATGGGTCGGGATTAGCGGTCTCTAGCAAGGTTCAGAACAATACTAGAAATTACTCACTAGGTGGAGTTGATACTAACTTACAGCCTTCTAGGCTAATAGGTGGTAGCCCAACATTAAACAATAAGAGACAATAATGGTCACAGCCTCAAATCTACCAGCACCAGCAGAGAATAAAACTAAGAAGTTTTTTGATGAATATTTTGAAGAACCAATCTATCTTAATGAAAACGAATACGATATTGCATATGCTTTTTTCTTTAAAGTAACAAAGGAAGTAAGTAGTGCTAAAGCATTACTAGCTTCAGTGGCTTACTCAGCAAAACGCAATAATATACCACTTATTCAAGTAGTACAAAGCTTGAAGTCGAGTGATAAAATTGAACTTAATTATAACTTATCGGTATTCCTAAACTCAACTAGAACATCCTCCAGCTTTCTAGGATTTCAACTGGATAGATTGCCCAATAACTTTGTTGAGAGAAATGTGAAACCCTAATGGCTAAATGGATGCAGGGTGTCTATACTGTACGGAATAAAGAGAAATACGCCGGCAATAAAGCACCTCGATATCGTAGCAGTTGGGAAATGATGTTCTGTCAGTTCTGTGACAACAATCCAAGCGTATTACAATGGGCAAGCGAAAGCATTCAGATTCCCTACTTTAATCCTATTAAGGGTCGCGCCACAATTTATATTCCAGACTTCTTTATTGTTTATGTAGATAAAGATGGAAGGAATCATGCAGAACTTATTGAGATTAAGCCACAAAAAGAAACTACAATGGAACATGCTGGTAAGAGTCAGCATAATCGTCTAATGGTTGCCATTAACCATGCTAAGTGGGCAGCAGCCGCAGCCTTCTGTCAAAAACAAGGAATTAAGTTTCGAATTGTCACTGAACAAGATATCTTCTTTCAAGGCGGTAAGAAAAGATAATTATTTGCATGACTAAAAAATTAAATGATCTGTTTAACCTAGCACCTCCTATTATTGATGAGGTTGAAGAACCCATGGATGAACAGGAAGATCAAGCTCAACAGCTAGTTCAGTTACTAGATGCTGCTGACAAGATTGACAATGCATTGCCCTATGTCAAAGGCTTAGAGGATAGTGACAAAGAGCTGGATGAACTAGCTAGGAAATCAGAAGAGACCTTCCAAAGCTTGATTGATTTAGGTATGAACATGGAGGGCAGATTTGCTGCACCTGTGTTCGAAGCAGCCACAAAAATGATGGGCCATGCCATTGCGGCAAAGACCGCTAAGATGGATAAAAAGTTGCGTATGATTGACCTGCAACTTAAAAAAGCTAAATTGGATCAATCTAAACCAGTAGTAGACGACGATGATGGTACCATGAATAGTACTGGTATTACAATGACTAGAGCAGAGTTATTGGAAAAAATACTGTCTGGCAATAAATAATAAGAACTGGAGATTGTTAATGAAAAATTTCAAACAATATCTTACCGAGAGTGTAAAAGAATATTCTTATAGAATTAAATTTGCTGGTTTAGATAAAGACGCCGATATGAATCACCTAGAGAAGGCACTGGAAAAGTATAGTGTGGCCTCTATGAGTAAGCCCAAAGTGACACCTATTCAACAGCACCCAATGGATTTTCAAAATCTAGATAACCTGGATGTAACAATCGTTGATTTAGTTACAGCATATCCTGCATCACTTAATGAGTTACGGTTGTATATTGCTCATCACATGGGGTTGCCAGAAGGTAACGTATTAGTATTCTCAGGCGATCATCAGGAAGAGATCGAAAGAGAAGAAGCAGCAACACAAAAAGAAAAGCCATATAAGTCATTGTTAACTTCACCTTATGAGAAGTTGAAGAAGGAAGATTTATACGGTACAAAGTATAATGAAAAGCTTGTGAAGGACGAAAAGAAGAAGAGTCCCAAGCAAACATATGCCGCAAAAGGCGACGGCAAAGCTGAAACAACCAATGACCTACCACAAGGTAAGATGAGTCCTGTCGGTAGTACTGTTGTGAAGAAGCCAACTGCACAAAGTATTAGACGTTAGGATCAGTTACTATGGATATGAAAAAGTTATTAGAGAGTATGTCTCAATTTGAAGGTTCTGAAATGGATCGTTCACCAGGCAGCCCATACGATAGAGGTGGTGCTGATGCTGACTACGATCGTAGCCCTCGCCCACACAAGATGGTGTCTAATGAACAGGGCGGTAAAGACATGGTTAAGTTGACCGACCCAAAAGAAATTGAAGAATATATGGCTGGATACGAAGACGGCGAAAAGAGCAAGGGTAAACATTATCCTGACGATGACCTAGATGAAGGCACTGGTATGGCTCAGCTTTATAAGGATGAGTTCGAGGATCATATGCACGCCGAACACAGCGCCAGAGCAGAAGGTGATGATGAAGCAGCTCGCGAACATCTAGAAGCCGCAGAAGAAGCCGCAGAGAACTACCATAATATTACTGGTCAAAAGTTAGTCAGTAATGATTATGATGGTGATAGCCCATATATTACTAATCCAGATGTTGGTAATAACTACGGCGACTTCGATGATGAAGATGAAGATGATATATACGAAGGCATCGTTGGCTCAATGAAAAAGTTTAGAAATGCTCTAAAGATTCCTACGGGAGCCAAGAAATTTCCTGGTGCTGAAATACCTTCCAGAGCTATTAATGCCATACAAAGAAACCGTAC